CCTCAGGCTCGTGCAACACGGCTATAGGTGGATTAGATACGGGCACATACTCTGTAATGGCAGCTAACACTACAGGTTCGTATAACACAGCAGTTGGTTCAGGAGCATTAAAATCAAACACTAGCGCCTCTGCCAGCACAGCAGTAGGTTATCAGGCGGGTGCGGGTAGTACTGCAGCAGGAAATGCATTCTTTGGTTACCTGACTGGTAGTACAACCACTTCAGGTGGTGATAATGCGGCATTTGGAACTAATGCGCTTAACAGAAATATCACTGGTACAAACAATACTGCGCTTGGAACTGATGCACTTTACTATAACACCGCCTCTAACAATACGGCAGTAGGCTATCGAGCGGGATTTAATAATTCTAGCGGCATTCAAAATACTGCGATTGGCTATCAAGCACTTCAAGCAACCACCACCACAGCTAATAATACAGCACTAGGTTATACAGCACTTAAAGCAAACACAGGTACTGCAAACACAGGCATTGGGGCAAATTCATTACAGTCTAATACTACTGGTGACGATAACACAGCATTAGGAACTTCATCTTTACTTTCAAATCTTACAGGAAATAATAATATTGCTCTTGGAGGTGCGTCTTTATATACAAATACAGCAGGCAATAACAACGTAGCAGTAGGTTTATATTCTTTATTTCAAAGTACCGCATCTAACAATACCGCAGTAGGCTATACAACACTTTACAATAACACCACGGGCTTTGACAATGTTGCATTAGGTTTTCAAGCCTTATATCAAAACACCACCGCAGTTAGAAATGTAGCGATAGGTTATCAAGCAAGATATGGCTCAAATACAGAATCCTCTGATACGGTAGCCATTGGACATACAGCAATGTTTCTTGTGTCTGCAACATCAGCAGACGCATCTTACTCAACAGCCATTGGTTCAGGCGCAATGTACGCAAGTAACGTAACAACTGCATCATTGATAGATAATGTGGCAATAGGTGTATCAGCGTTAAAACTAGACGCAACAACAACAGGTGCTGTTACACAAAACGTAGCACTAGGCGTTGCCGCTCTACAGGCAGCAACAAACACCACAGGTCAATATGTTGAAAATGTAGGAATAGGTTATTTGGCTCTAAGATGTGTTGGGGCTACTACTCAAAATGTTTTAGAAAATACTGGTGTTGGTTCACAATGCTTATACTACAACACAGGTTCTTATAACACGGCATTAGGGTGGAAGTCTGCTTTTAATAATCGGTCTGGAGGATATAACACAGCCATAGGTCATCAAGCACTTACCGCTAATGACACCGCCTCATACAATACAGCAATTGGGACTTCAGCACTTGCATCAGTTTCAACAGGAAATTACAATACCGCCCTTGGGTATATTGCTGGGTACTATAGCACTCCTCTAACAACTGGTGCTGGTAACACATACCTTGGTTTTGCGGCTGCCGCAAGTGCTGCAGCAGTCAATGGAGAAATGGTAATTAGTTCAAGCACGGGTGGTGCAGTAGGTAAAGGAAGTAATACTGGATTTATCGCTCCTGCTACTGGTGGTGTATACCAAGGTAACAACTCGGCTTCTTGGTCTACTACTTCTGACCGTAGACTTAAAAAGAATATTGTAAATAATAATACAGGCATAGATAAGATTGTTGGCATTCAAGTTCGTAACTTTGAATACCGTTTACCTGAAGAAGTTACTGATTTACCACAAGACCAAGCAATTAAAAAATCTGGTGTTCAACTTGGAGTTATTGCTCAAGAACTTCAAGAAATACTACCTGATTGTGTTAAGACTGAATCAACTGGTGTAATGTCTGTTGATCCAGATAACTTAACTTGGTACATGATTAACGCAATAAAAGAGTTAAAAGCAGAAGTAGATTCACTTAAACAACAACTTGCATCTAGATAGGAGAATTAAAATGGAAAACATCGTAGAACAACCAACAGCAGAACAAATTGCCAAGCATTATAGTGCATCAATGGACTCAGTAAACCTGATTACCGCAGGCCAACCAGAAGGAATGTCTGATGAAGATTGGGCTGATACTCTGAAGCGGAACAAAGACCATCTGGAAATTATGATTGCCAAGACTTATTGGACAACAGAAAACTTAACTCCGTTAAGAAATGCTGTCAAATAGTGGTATACTTTATTAAACTGGTTGTATTTTTAGTTTAATCCTGTTATACTTGTAGTATAAATAACTATGTTGTTTATTTTTAACAATTCTATTTTATGGAGAAATAAATGGAAATCAAACTGTCGTTAACGATTGAAGAAGTAAATGGTGTATTACAAGCTCTAGGTAACATGGCTTATGCTCAAGTTGCCCCTTTGATTGACAAAGTTCGGTCACAGGCTGGTCCACAAGTTGAGGCTGCACAACAAGCCGAAGCTCCAGCGGAGACACCAGAAGAAAAAAAGTAAGTCCGCTTATGGCGGCCTTGTTAAATAAAATACTATAGTGTTTTTCTTATAAACCCTTCCATGTGAAGGGTTTTTTTATGAGTTGGAACAAGGTATAAATACCTCTTATAATAGGAGATTATTATGCCATCCGTAACCAGTAGACAAGCGCTGATTGATTATTGCTTGAGGAGACTTGGGTTTCCCGTAATAGAAATCAATATAGACCAAGACCAAATAGATGACAGAATTGATGATGCCATTCAGTATTGGCAAGATTATCATTTTGATGGACTTCAAAAAGTATATTACATCAAGACCATTACTCAAACTGAAATTACCAATAAGTATGTTAATTTAAGTAATGTCAGAGATGCAGCCAACAATACATTAGATATTGTCGGTGTAACACGCATATTCCCAATCAATGATTCTCAGGCAACTATTAATATGTTTGACCTCAGATATCAATTACGACTTAATGAGTTGTACGACTTCACCTCCGCATCGTATGTCAATTATACCTTGACACAACAACACTTACGCTCACTAGAATTACTATTTACTGGAGAAGTTCCTATTCGTTTCCAGAGACATATGCAAAGGCTGTTTATTGATTGGGCTTGGGGAACATCCGAAGCACCAGCAGGTGCCATCATGGTAATTGAATCTTATGCCAATATAGATGCTTCGGTATATAATAAGGTTTGGAATGACCGATGGGTTAAAGAATATGCCACGGCATTAATCAAACGAAGCTGGGGAAACAACCTCAAGAAATTTAGTGGCTTACAATTACCAGGTGGTGTCACATTGAATGGTGATAAAATCTACGAAGAAGCAGTAGAAGAAATTAGAAATCTTGAATCACAAATGGAAACACAATACGGTGCTCCATTAGAATTTATGATGTTATAATATGAAACATAAACACCACATTATTCCTAAACATATGGGTGGTACAAACGACCCAAGTAATTTGATAGAGCTTACGGTTGAAGAACATGGTAATGCTCACAAATTGCTTTGGGAACAGTACGGACTAAAACAAGATTGGTTGGCTTGGCAAGGTTTAACTGGATTAATATCCAAACAAGATTTATTACATGAATTATTTGTTCTTGCTGGAAAAAAATCTAGGCCGCCAGAAGGACATAAAGCTAATTTAGGTAAAAAATGGACAGAAGAACATAAGAAAAAAATTAGTGAAGCCACAAAAGGTGTAGAAAAAACGGATATACATAAGCAAAATATATCAAAAGGTAAAAGTAAAAATTGGATAATTACTAAACCTGATGGCACAAAAATAAATATAATAAATTTGGAAAAATATTGTATAGAAAACAATTTAGATGGTTCCAAGATGTCAATGGTTGCTTCAGGAATTAGAAACCACCACAAAGGTCATTTTTGCGAAAGAGTAGGTACCTAAAATTCCAACATCTGTCTACTTCAACAACTACAACTCTCGTGCGGAACAAAATGTTATAGAAGATTTAATTGTTGAATCAATTAAAATTTCTGGTTTTGATGCGTTCTATTTACCCATAGAAAATCCAGAGGACCGAGATATTCTTTATGGTGAAGATCCTGTTAAGAAATTCAAAACAGCCTTTCCATTGGAAATGTATCTATCATCTGACCCACTAGACTATGAAGGTCAGCAAGAGTTCTTTTCTAAGTTTGGTTTAGAAATTAAAGATGTGGTTAAAGTAATACTCTCAAGAAGGTCATTCTCACAAAGAGTACCACAAGATACTTTCAATAGGCCTAGAGAAGGTGATTTAGTTTATGTTCCTTTTCTAAATGGTACTGGTGAATTATATGAGATTACTTTTACTGAGCAGGCAAAAGATTTTCATATGTTAGGTAGACAGCAACCATATTTCTATGAGCTTAGACTTGAGAAATTTAAGTATTCACAAGAAATTGTTGATACTGGTGTTGATGATATTGACCAAATTGTTAACGATTCTGGATATACAATTAAGTTAAATACTGGTGCTAATTCAGGTAATGTGACAAATTATTATATACATGAAATAGTATATCAGGCTGCCAACCAATTACAAGCCAATGCTACTGCTCTGGGAATAGTTCAAGCTTGGTCATCAAATGAATCAGAATTATTGGTAAGTAATATTGCTGGAGAATTTGTTAATGGTGCCGTATTAATTGGTGCTTCAAGTAATGCAAAATATGCGTTGGTATCTTATGACTCTCAATTAGACAATTCTTTTAATGAGACTTATTCAAACAAATATATAGACACAGAGGCAGATTCAATTATAGACTTCTCTGAAAACAATCCTTTTGGTAGCATATAATGGCCTCCTCATATAACAGAATCATTCGTAAACTAGTTATTGGATTTGGTAATCTATTTGATAATATTACTTTGTATAGATTTAATCCAGATTTAACTGAAGCAGAACGAATGCTTGTTCCTATTGTGTATGCCACTAAAGAATTCTATGTAAGAAGATTAGAAGATGATCCAGATTTAAGTAAGAAGATACAGGTAGCACTACCTAGAATGTCTTTTGAAATGGCAGGTCTTACTTATGATTCTAGTAGAAAACAAAATACAAACTTTAAGCAATTTGCCAAGACACAAGATGGTGTTATATCACAATATAATCCAGTACCATATAACTTTGATTTTAATTTGTATATCTATGTGAGAAATGTAGAAGATGGTACACAGATTATTGAGCACATACTTCCTTATTTTACTCCTGATTATACGATTAAGCTTAACTTAATTCCTGAGATGGGTATTGTTAGAGAAATACCAATTATATTAAATAATACATCAAGTGATATTATGTACGAAGGAGATAAAAATTCTGAAACTAGAATGATTATTTGGACATTAAACTTTACAGTCAAAGGTTTTATTTTTGGTAAGACTACTGAGGTTGGTTTAATTAGAAACTCAATTACAAATATATTAAGTACCATTCATACATCTGATGTGGTTGCATTTAATATGGGTGAAGTAGGTGTTGGAGTTTATCAGGTTGGAGAAACAGTATATCAAGATTATTCTCCAACACAGGTTACGGCAACAGCCAAAGTTAGTTCATGGAATAATAATGTATTACATTTGACAGAAATTAATGGTAACTTTATATCTAACTTACCTATTATAGGATTTAAAACATTATCAAATTATTCGTTTGTATCATATCAATTGTCACCTAAAAATCTTGCACAAATTGTCCTGGTACCTAAACCAACTGATGCTAATGGTAATACACTATATACAACTACTACAACTATCAATGAAATTCCTGATATTAATACAACAGTAATTACTACAGATGCTGGATTTGCTGGAGATTTACAAGCCAATGTATTTGGTATAGACAATTTAGAAACAGAACTAGAAAACATAACAGATTTACAATAAAGGTATTTAAAAATGTCACGAACATTACAATTTAAAAGATTAGCTAATACACATTTAGGTCAAGTTATTGGAGCCAATGGTGAAATCATTGTAGATTATACTAATGATACATTGACTGTACATGATGGACAAACCCTTGGTGGTAGTAGATTAGCAACAGAAACTCATGTTACTAATTCAATAAGAGCTAACTCATCATTTCTTGTTGCCAATAATTTCTTTCTTAGAGTTTCACCAACAACTGGTTTTCTCCAAATAAGGAGTGGTTTAATTTATTCAAATAGTTCTTCATATATTGGTAGGTCACAACTAGATACTTTGGCCGAAAATGTTTTTAATATGGTTATACAAACAAATTCATTTACAGACCATACTGGAATAAAATTAGAAGAGCGTGGTAGTTTAATTGCATACGCAAATGATGTTTATATATCAACAAATGTAAAAAGTGTAGGTATTGGATCCAATAATACTTTTAGATTTAGTAATACAGGATTTTTAATATTTCCAGATACTACTCAACAAAATACTGCTTTTAAACAAACACTCACTCAGAATTTTCAGGCAAATAATTATATATTACAAGCAACAGACCTAAACAATTATATTTATTACAAATCATCAAACAATAATATAATTTATATACCATCTGATGCAGAATTAATTCCTTTTGCAAATGGTGCAACCATTACAATTATTAATAGAACAACATCAAGTGCTAATGTGACTCTAAGACCAAATACTGGAGTATCATTGTTTCTTGCTGGCAATACAGCAAACAATACACGAAATGTTGTTACATATGGAGTGGCAACTTTAATTAAAGCTGAAGGAAATACTTGGTTTATTAATGGAACAGGCGTAGTATAATATTATGAACATTGGTGGCGGTATTACAATTGGTAATGGAATAACAATTAGTGATTCTTCAATTGCAGCTGCGTCTTTGCCATCAGGTTATGTTACTTTAG